GATGGAGCTGTCTTCGGGCAGGACTTCGGCATCATCCCCACCGGTGAGATGGCAGCCGGGCAAATCCAGTTGATGCAGCAGGCATTGGCCGAGATGAACGCCACCGGCGCCAACGCTGCCATGCAAGGCAAGGACGACAGCGCCCAATCGGGTGTTGCGCTGCAGACCAAGATTCAGGCCGGCAACGTCGAGATGGAGCCCTTGGCCGATGGGTTGCGCGAATGGACGAAGGAAGTCTTCGAGGCCATGTGGATGCGCATTCGCCAGTTCTGGACCGATGAAAAGTGGATCCGCGTCACCGACGACGACCGCAACATCAAGTTCGTGGGCCTGAACAAGCGCGTCACCATGGCCGACAAGTTCGCCCAGATGCCGCCCGAGAACCGCGCAATGATGATGCAGCAGATGGGCATCCAGCCAGCCGATCCGCGGCTTGAACAGGTCGTGGACGTGGAGAACGATGTCACCGGCCTGGACGTGGACATCGTGATCGAGGAGGGGCCGGACCTCGCATCGCTGCAGAGCGAGCAGTTCGACATCCTCGCCAAATTGGCGCAGAACGGCATGCCCATCCCACCGAAGGCAATCATCCAAGCATCCGCCATCAAGCCCGACACCAAGAAGCAGATCCTGGACGAGATGGAAAAGGGCCAGCAGCTTCCGCCCGAGGTGCAACAGAGGATGGAAGAGATGCAGCAGGAGCTTGCGAACCTCACCAAAGAGCGCGACATGCTCAAGCAGGACGCCGAATTCAAGATGGGCAAGCTGCAGCTCGAAGGCCGCGCGCTGGACATCAAGGAAATGGAGATGCGCAGTCGTACGGGCGAGACGCCTGAAGACCCGCAGAAGGTCGCCATCGAGAACGCGCTCAACTTTGCCAAGACCCTCAAGACCGACGCAGAAACCGCACAGATCGAGCTTGAGAACGAGCATGCATTTATCCGCGGACCTGAGCCTCACCCGGTTCAGCAAGTCGCACAGGTATAGACCAAACACCGCCAGATCAGAAGCCACCTACGGGTGGCTTTTTTTATGGCTCCGTCGCCGGGATTCGGGCGTTGAAAGCTGCCGCCGAGCTACGGGCGAGAAGGAAGTAAGCCATGGATGACGTGTTCAACGAACAACCCGAGCAGGAAGAACAACAACCTGTAGAGGAAGGTCAACAGGTCGAAACGGGCCAGGAGCAATCCGCGCCCGAAGCCGAGACGACAGCGGCAACGAACACCGAAAAGCATGTGCCACTCGCTGCGCTTGAAGCGGAGCGGAAGGGCCGGCAAGACTGGAAAGAAAAAGCGATTCGGTTCGAGGAAGAGGCAAAGCAACTGCGCGAGCGGATGGCCGAGCCTCAGCAACGGACCGAACAACAGCAACTGGACCCGATCCAGCAAGTTCGTCAGGAAATGCTCAACGAGCGTTTCAACATGTCCGAGATGGTCGCGCGTCAGAAGTACGCAGACCTCGATGACGTTGTTGCGACGTTCCAAGAGGCGGCCCGAGCGAACCCTGCATTGGCGATGGCCTTGCATCAGCAGACGAACCCCTACGAGTTCGCCTACCGAGAAGGCAAGCGCATCCAGTTGCTGAAGGAAGTCGGAGACGACCCAGCGGCTTATCGAGCCCGGATCGAAGCCGAGATCCGCGCCGAGCTCCAGAAAGCCAACCCTGCCGCACTCAATCTGCCGGCATCACTCGCTGGCGCCCGTTCGTCTGCACCGCGCTCGTCGCCTGCATTCACCGGACCCGCGCCGCTCGGAACGCTATTCAACAATTGAAGGAGCCATAAATGGCAGAAACCACCGCCCGCGCGGGCCTTACCCCCCAGATTTGGGACGACAAGTTCTTCTCGGAATACATCCGGTCGAACCGTTTCAAGAAATACATGGGGACGGACCCGGCCAACATCATCCAGGTCAAAGAAGACCTGACCCGCAAGCCCGGCGACCGGGTGACGTTTGCCGCGGCGCGTGCGCTGGCTGGCGGCGTGACCGGCAACACCGTGCTGGAAGGCAACGAAGCCGAACTGGACCTCCGTTCGCTCACCGTTGGTGTCTCGCCCCTGCGCAATGCAGTGGTGGTCACCGACTGGGACGAGCAGAAGTCGGCCATCGACATCCGCGAAGCCGCTCGCCCGGGCCTGAAGATGTGGGCACAGGAAAAGATGCGCGAGGACATCATCCGCGCGCTGAAGAGCCTGCCCAACGCTTCCGGCGTCATGACGAAGTACGAGTTGACGACCGCCGCGGAGAAGAACGCCTTCCTCGTTGCGAACGCTGACCGCGTGCTGTTCGGTGCTTCCAAGGCGAACGCAGTGTCCGGCGTCTGGGCTACCGCCCTGGCAACGCTCGACAACACCGACGACAAGCTCTCGCCCGCGATGATCTCGCTGGCAAAGCGCATGGCCCAGTCGGCAAGCCCGCGCATCACCCCGACGCGCACCAAGGAAGAAGACGAAGAGTGGTTCGTCATGTTTTGCAACCCGCGCTCGTTCCGCGACCTGGCGAACAACTCGGTGATGACCCAGGCCAACCGTGACGCTCGCGTCCGTGGCGTGGAGACGAACCCGCTGTTCACGGGTGGATCGCTGGTGTGGGACGGCGTGATCGTGCGCGAGATCCCGGAAATGGATGCGGCCATCGCTGCTTCCACCGGCCGTCTCCCGACCGAAGGCGGCATCGTCAGCAACGGCACGATCGACTGCGGCTTCAACTTCCTGTGCGGCGCTCAGTCGCTCGGCGTGGCTTGGGCTCAGCGCCTGAAGTCCACCACGGACGTTCGTGACTACAACTTCCGCCACGGCGTGGGTGTGCAGGAAATCCGCGGCATCGAGAAGCTGATGTTCGGCACCTCGACCACCTCCGAAACCGGCACCCTGGTGCAGAACGGCATCGTCACGGTCATGACCGCTGCAGTGGCTGACGCCTAAGAAAGGAAACAGAAATGGCTACCACTTTCCAAGCAACCAAGGTCAGCTCCGGCACCGAGCAGATGGCCGGCATCGGCGACGGCCAGGCGTTGAAGTGCGTCTCCTCGACGTACACCGGCTCGGCCGCTCTCGTCATCAATGACGTGATCCAAGGCGCCCTGATCCAAAAGGGCTCGACCATCGTTGATGTGATGGTTGTGGTTTCCGATCTGGACACCGCCACCGGCATCACGTTGGACGTGGGCTACGGCACCGACCCGGACTACTTCATCGCCGCATCGACGATCGGCCAAACGGGCGGCGTTGCACGCGCCTCGGCTGTGACCGCGCTGCCGTTGACGCTGACCACGAACGACACGGTTGACGTGCTCGTGAAGGCTGCGCCGACGACTGGCACGACCTCGTTCACCGTGACCATCACGGTGTTCTTCCTGCCAGTGAACGCCTGATCGAAACGGGGCCGGGAAACTGGCCCCGTTTCTTCATCATGAAGATCAAATACATCGGCACTCCTGGTGAAGACCACCAGTCGATCCACATGTACGGCACTGACTTTCCTCTGGGCAAGTTCGTCACCGTCACCGATTCGCTCGCTCTTCGCAAGCTGAGCAACCACCCGCACTTCGCCTCCCAATCCGAGCCCTCGGATGTGGTCGAGGACGCAAAGATCAAAAACGAATTCGTCGCAGTGGCCTCCGCGGCTCTCGCGCCTGTTGAAGAGCAACACGTCGCGGCGGTTCTGGCCGAAGGGGAAAACCATGGCAACGCTGACGGACCTGTCTCTTCGAGTGCTGCAGAAGCTGAAGGTGCTGGGGTCCAACGAGCCCGCGGACGCGGACGACCTCGTAAAAGCAACTGAGAAGCTCAAGGCCGCGCACTACGCGTTCGGCGTTCGCGACTTGGTTCAGTGGACATTGAACACCATCCCCAATTACGCCGAAGAGCCCTACGTGATGATGGCTGCGTACCTCGGGGCTGATGAGTTCGGAGCCGTGCCAAACCAAACCTGGCCACTCATCGCAACAACCGATTTGCAACGCGCTGTGAACCTTCCAGCCGTTGATGTCACCCCCTCGCAGGACTTCTGATGGAAATCACCGTAGCACTCGACGGCGAGAAGAAGCGCGACCTTCGCTTCTTCTCGGGCGACGACATGAGCCTGACGATAGTCGTGTACGAGCACGATGGCGATGTCAGTCCTATCGTCGTCAGCAATGTCCGTTTCGCTGCTGCCGATGGTTCGCTGCCGATGGATTCGGAGTTCGTCGTCCCGTCGAACTTCTTCGGTCGTGTCCCGTATCGCATCGTCGGCGAAGTCGAGGACATCACCACCACGCTTGCCTATGGCGTGATGCAAACCGAAGGCGGCTGGCCGTCGCTCTTCTGCTGGTGCTCCGGTTCTCCATGGCCCTACGGTATCGTCGGGAAGGCCGACAACATCACGGTTCTAGATGCGCATGCGAACTTCGACGGCACCGTGAGTGTTGAAGGTGCGCTTGAGGAACTTGGGGATTTCAAGAAGTCGGTTGGCGACATCAGCGCGGCGGTAGAGGCGGCCACTGAGGCGGCCGAATCGGCGTCCGAGGATGCGGCCTATGTGGCCGCCCAACTCCCGAATTTGCTCACCAAGCCAGAAGCTGCAGCGGTGAATGGGGCGGCCCTACTGGCCTTCACTGCCGCAGAAGCGCAAAGCATCTTCGACAACGCGCTGCCGCTTCAAGACTACTCAGCATTGCGGGCATATACGGAGCGGGCGCGAAGTGTGCGCATCACGGGTTTGTATAGCCTCTCTTCCCCTGATGGAACATCAGGCATGTTTATCCGTATGGACGGGGATGCCACCTCCGCGGATAACGGCGGGACCGTCATCGTTGACGCGAGTGGAAGACGTTGGAAGCGAATCTACTCTGGCTCACTGGATGTGCGCGTCTTTGGGGCGAAGGGAGACGGAACAACTGACGACGCCCCGGCGATACAAGCGGCTATCGACTACCTATCCACCCTTCCAAAGGGCGGCGAACTGAGCGGCCCGGGGATGACCTTCCGTTGTGATTCGACCATCACGCTGAAGGATAAGGTGTCTCTGGTTGGCGTAAGTCGCTGGTTCACGCTCTCATTCAACAATGCAGCGCAAGACGGATTCGTGATTGGTGGGTCAACCGCTCAGACGCGGCGGGAGGTCCGAAACCTGACGGTCAGCGGAACGGTTCGTGACGCCTTCGTCTGCGCCAATTGGCCTACGGCGCAACTCGGCGGCATCGACTTGGACGTGTCCAACGTCTCTTTGCTGGGGGCCATTGCAACCAACGGGTTCACGTTCGCGAACGTCTATTCGTCCGCCTTCCGCAATCTCTCCACCAGTGGCGCCACGATCACGAACGCCTGTTATCGCTTCTTGGCAACCGTGAACGGCGTCTCGTTTGACAACCTCTACACCGGGGGCGGTGCAGGGCACCTGTACTGCTACTACATCGATTGCGAAGAGCGACCAACAGGAGACGTAAGCCTTCCATCAGGTCACGGCATTCTGCTTAATTCGCCGGTCGCCCAAGGCGGGAAATACGGCTTCTATTTCGCGCGTTGCAGAAGTCTTGTCGTTAACAACCCCTACGTGGAGAACGTGGCGAATCCTGTCGTCATTGGACTCGCTGGAGGTGCTATTACTGCTCGCGGCGTGGTCTTCAATGGCGGCACCTACGGCAATGTCTATGTCAGCAACCCCTATTACGCGAACCGCGGGCCGATCTGGTATTTCGTGAACGCGAGAGGCGTTACTGTGAATTCTCCGGAGATGTTCCAGCCGGCGAACGCGCGCCAGTTGACGATCACGGGTGGCGGGGGGTCGTCAGGCCAAGCCTGGATGTTGGTCAACAGGGACGGCACGCCTGCGGCATATGTGATCGACCATTGCGGAAAGAACTACGCAACGCCTCCGACCGTCACGGCGCCTGCGCCGCTGACCGGGACCGTGGACACATTGACCGCAACGGTTGCGAGTGGGCGCATCACGAGCATCACCGTCTCGGTTGCGGGAGCATCGCCTGTTTATGCGCAGGCCGCCACATACCCCGTTGCGATTCTTTATGGGCAGCGCTGCAACAAGATCAAATTCAACGCCCCGTATGTTGGATTCTCCGGGGACAGCGCCTGCTTGCATCCCTTCATCGGACGCGACAGCACGGCCGTTTCCACCAACGGAATCGATGTTGACTCTGACTCCGCCGTGGACGGCCAAACGGTCACGACGAGAAAGACGGAAGGGCTCGGCCATCTTCAGGCACACACATTCCTCGATTCCACCGGGGCTGCAGTTTCCTATGTGACTACCGCGCCGTTGATTGCCTCGCCATGACACCCATGCCAACCATCCTTGACATCGACAGCAGTGGGACGGGGGACTAGATATGGCGACCGACCTCGGCCCCATCCCGCTCTTCGGACTCGGGAATGTGGGCAAGTCCGTCAACGTCGATGCTCAACAGCGCCTGAACCTGTACGCCGAAGTCCAGCAGGATCCGCAGAAGAACAACATCGTTCTGTACCCGACTCCGGGCCTCGTGTCCTTCGTGAACTTCGGCGCCTCGCCATCGCGCGGGATGTATCGCAAGGGCGACTTCCTCTACATCGTCAATCGCGAGCATCTCTGGCGCATCGCAAACGATGGCTCGATGACGAATCTTGGCACGCTGGCGACCTCCGTTGGCCGCGTGGACATGTCCGACAACGGCACGCAGATCATGGTGGTGGATGGCCCCAATGGGTACATCTACAACACCGACACCAGCACGTTTGCGCAGATCACATCACCCGGGTTCCCTGGCGCATCGTCGGTCACGTTCCTGAATGGTTACTTCGTCATCACCAAGCCGAATTCTGGCCAGTTCTATTGCTCGACCATCTATGACGGGATGACTTGGAGTGCGCTGGACTTTGCCACGGCTGAATCCAGTCCGGACAACCTGGTGCGCGTGATGGCCGACAACGGGCAACTCGTGCTGCTTGGTCCGGATACGACAGAGTTCTGGAGTGACTCTGGCGCGTTGGATTTCCCTTTCGCGCGTGTCGGCGCCGCGGCTATCGAGTGGGGCCTTGCCTCTGCGTGGTCGCTCTGCAAGTTCATGGACTCGCTCATCTTCCTGCGCCGCAATCGGCTGGGAGCAGTGCAGGTTTGCACCTTGTCTGGCTACAACGCCGTGCCAGTGTCGAACCCGGAGATGGATTTCATCTTCAGCGAATACGAGGATGTTTCCAACGCGACCGGCTTTGCGTACATGGTGAGCGGTCATCCGTTCTTCCAGATCAACTTCCCATCGGCCAATCAATCGTGGCTGTATGACGGGCTGACCAAGAACTGGGATCAGGTTGGAGGTGAATTCACGCGTCACCGCGCAGAGATCCAGGTGAACTTCCTGGATCGATCGTTCGTCAGCGACTACGAGAACGGCAAGCTCTATCGCCTCGATCAAGACGCCTACACCGACGATGGCATGCCCATTGTTCGGCAGTTGAAGACGCGCCACCAGTCCACCGGCATTCTTTCCTTCATGTCCGAGTTGTGGCTTGAGATGGAGGCTGGGACAGGGTTGTTGACGGGCCAGGGTGAGAACCCGCAAGTCATGATGAAAGTGTCCCGCGATGGTGGGCACACCTGGAGCAATGAGCGCTGGGCTTCGTTTGGACGCATCGGTGAGTACAAGGCCCGCGCCAAGTGGAACCGCATGGGGACCGCAAGAGACTGGACGTTCGTCTTTCGCGTCACCGACCCAGTGCGGACGGTCTTCGTTGCCGCGTGGGGGCGGTTCTCGTGAAAACGTACGACATGCCCACAGGCCCGGTCCTTGACGCCATGGGCCGGCTCTCCCCGGCGTGGGCGGTGTTCTTCACGCGCACGCACATGAGCGCCCGAGCTCTTCAGGACTCAGGGCCGACCAGCCAGCGGCCGACCGCCCAACTGTGGGTGGGCCGGCCGTACTTCGATACCACGCTAAACATTCCCGTATGGGTTCAAGCAGTCCCGCCTCGGCCAACGCCAGCAGTTTGGGTAGACGCAACAGGAGCACCAGTTTGAATATCAATCACCACTTTGGCGGCGGCGTCTATGCGAAAGAATCGCACGTCAAAGCCGGTCAGATCCTGGTGCAGCACAAGCACGAACATGACCATCTCTCTGTGCTGGCGTGTGGGACGGTCGAAGTGATGGTCGAGGGGGTGCGTTCTGTCATCAATGGTCCGGCCTGTCTGACCATCGAGGCTGGGAAGCACCACGGCATCCGCGCCATGACTGATGCAGTCTGGTACTGCATTCACGCTACCGACTGCACCGACCCCGAGCAGGTTGACGAAGTGCTGATTGCGGACGACAGCAACATGGGCGAAATGCAGGTCATGGCTGGGGAGTTGGCGTCTTGACCCCCATCAAGTTGCTATGGAGCGGGGTCGATGTGCAGCCGATGTGCGCGGCACTCGATGCGCACCCTGAACTGTGGGACCAGCGCACAGAGAGGACTTGCCCCGAGGATTCGCCGCACCATGGTTTGTCAGACATCTGGGCACGCTTCGCCGAGCCCTCGACCATGCAGCCGGACGGCTCGCACGATTCGGTGTGGTATCCGCCTGCCGACCTGTTGCCTGTGCGTCAGATCGTCTTCCCACTCATGGCTGCAGTTCACGGCGAGCGCCTCGGCGGGGTGCTGATAACACGCATCCGTCCGGGACAGATCTGCAAGCCGCACACCGACCCGGGTTGGCATGCCAGGTACTACGACAAGTTCGCGGTACAGATCGCCGCAGCGCCGGGCCAGGCTTTTCATTTTGAGGGTCACGAGCTCGTGACCAAGCCCGGTGACATTTTCTGGTTCGACAACTCGCACACCCATTGGGTGACCAATGAGAGCGACACCGACCGGGTGACCATGATCGTCTGCATCAAGACGGAAAGGAACTGATATGCCATGGGGAGTAGCAGCAGCGGTCGGAGGCGCCTTGATCACCGCCGATGGAGCAAAGAGCGCAGCCAGCGCGCAATCTGGAGCATCCGATAACGCCATCCAGGCGCAGATGCTGGCCTCTGCGCAAATGCAGACGGCATTGCAACCATGGACCCAGGCCGGTGGGCAGGCGCAATCTCGCCTGAATCAACTGCTTGGCCTTGGTGGCGTGGGCACCAGCGGGCGCACGTCGCTCGGCCTGTCCACGGGACTGACGCCAGAACAGGTGCGCCAACAACTCATGGGCCGGTTCACGCGGCAATCGACCGCGGCGAATGCAGCGCCGATGTACCGCACCGGAGCGGAAGCGGTTGCCGCGCTTGGCGAGCAGGGTGCACATGACTACTTCCAGAACCTGAATACCCAGGGCGCGAAAACCGACATTTCGCCGCTTTTTGGCAACACTCCCAATGGCGCCAATGTCCTCATGGGCGGAGGCAATTCGGCTGATGGTGTGCATGGCGACACGTGGGAAATGCCAGGTCAGGCACAAGGCCCAGCCTCGACTATCGATGAAGAGGGTCTGCAGGCCGCGATTGATAAGTACTACCAAGAGCAGGACGCCCAGAACGCATCCGCTGAATCCGATCCAACCTACGGCTCTCTTCTGCGCGCCTACCGGAACGGCGAAGAGTTCAAATTCACTGGCGACAACCTTGCCTCCGACCCGGGTTATCAGTTTGGTTTGAACCAAGGCACCCAAGGCATTCAGCGCGGGCAAGCAGCGCGCGGAAACTTCCTCTCCGGCGCGGCAATGAAGGAACTCGACCGCTTCAATCAGGACTACGCAGGCACGAAGTTCAACGATGCTTTCGGACGCGCGCAAAGCACTTGGAACACAAATCTCGGAGCGTACAACCAGAACCGCGGCGCTCTCTATGACATGCTGAGCGGTGTTTCTCGCACTGGGCAAAACTCCGCCGCGCAAGTGGGTACGAGCAACATCGCTTCGGCAAACAGCATCGGCAACGCCATGATCGGCGCAGGCAATGCACAGGCGGCCGGCACCGTTGCCAGCACGAATGGGCTTTTGAATGGGATCAACTCGGCTGTGAATTCCCTCAACACCAACAACCCCAACAGCGCTGCCGGCTGGAACAGCCTACTTGCAGGCGGCACGACGCCATACGGCGCTAGTCCAACGAGCATCTCTGGTGGAGCGACGTGGGCTCCTAGCACCAACGTCTTTTCTGGCGGAAACGGGAGACTCTTCTAATGGCCGTCGATCCGAACATCATCTTTCAGCTTGGCAAGGGCGTCACGCCCCTGCTGTCGCCGGCCGAAATCCAGAACCAGCAACTGGAGAGGGAAGCCGGCACCTACAAGCTCAACGCGCTGCGCCAATCCGCGCAGGACGATGCAGCCTACCGCGATGTGCTGAAGTCCGGCGCTTCGCCAGAAATGATCCCGAACAAGCTGTTCCAGGCCGGCTTGGGCAAGCAGGGGCAGGAATGGCAGAAGTTCCAGACGGACCAGCAAAAGACCCAAGCGGACACGCAAAAGGCAAAGTTGGAAGCCGGCATCAAGCAGTTCGACGCCATCGGTCAGATCATGAGCGGCGTGCGCGATCAAGCCACTTATGACCTGGCCCGCCAGCAAGTCGCCGGCATCGTCGGCCCTGAGGCGATGGCGAATATCCCGGCCGTCTATGACCCGGCTACGGTCGCGCGGAATCAGCAACAGGCCATGTCTGTGAAAGACCAGATGGAGCAAGCGCGCAAGCGCTACGAGTTTGACAACCCGAGCGCGAACACCATTCTTCAGTCGCAGACCTCGCAAGCGAACAATGCGGCCACCATCGCCAACTCTCGGCGCACGGCAGACATGACGGATGCTCGTTCCCGTGAGGCGAACATGAATGGTCGGGTTCCGTCTGGTTACCGTCAGGCTGCTGATGGCGCGCTTGAATTCATTCCTGGCGGCCCGGCAGACCCAGCCTCGAAGGCTGGCGGCGGCAAACCATTGACCGAGGGTCAATCGAAGGCGCTCCTGTTCGGCACCCGCATGAAAGAGGCGAATGAAATTCTTGAAGGACTGGCGTCCAAGGGAGTCGATCGCCCCGGGTATCTCAAGCGCGCGGCCGATGCCGTCCCCAACGTCATGGGTGGGGGGCTACTTCAAACGGGTGCAAACGCTGTGCAGAGCGCCGAACAGCAGCAAGTTGAGCAGGCGCAACGCGACTTTCTGAATGCCGTCCTGAGGCGCGAATCTGGCGCGGTGATCGCAGACAGCGAGTTCGAGAACGGCCGCAAGCAGTATTTCCCGGCAATTGGCGACAGTGACGCTGTGAAGGCTCAGAAGAAACGCAATCGTGATGTTGCGATGCGCGGCATCCTCGAAGAAGTGCCGGATGGTGATTCGCGAGTGGCCAAGGTGCGAGGCGCCAGTTCTGGCTCTGGTAGCCCGATGAAGGTCACGAACGCGGCCGACTATGCCAAGGTGCCGTCCGGCGCCACCTACACCACGCCGGACGGCAAACTGCGGAGGAAGCCGTAATGGCAAATCCTTGGGACAGCGATCCTATCGTCGATCCTTTCGAGGATGCCCTGAAAGCCGAGGGTCTGACTGGGCAAGCCGCGGCCATCGCGCGCAGCATCTACCAGCAAGAGTCGTCGTCTGGCAAAAACACCAAGACCTCAAACGCTGGTGCTGTAGGCGGGATGCAGATCATCCCCGCGACGTTCAAGAGTGTTGCCGACAAGGATTGGAACATCAATGACCCGACGCAAAACGCCCGCGCAGGCATCCGCTATGTCAAGCAGCTTTACGAGCAAGCTGGAGGCGATCCGGCCCTTACTGCGGCGGGATACTACGGCGGACCCGGTGGACTTGAGAAAGCTCGCCGGGGTGTGGCCGTCTCCGACCCGCGCAACCCCAGCGCCCCGACAACCCTGCAATACGGTGAGCAAGTAGCAGCGCGCATCCCAAAAGAAAAGGGCTTGATTCAGCGCGGGGTGGAGGCTGTCATTCCGTCCGCCAATGCGGCGACGGGCAACCCGTGGGATAACGATCCAATCGTTGAGGCCGAGCCAGCGCAACCAGCCGCGAAGGCCGCCCAGCCAGAGATCGGCATTGGCACGAAAGTTCTCCGCGGACTGGGTGGGGCTCTCGGCCCTGGGCAAGTCGTTGCCGACCTCGCGACTGGCGGCACGTTCTCTCGTGACGTGGCGGCCGGCCTGGTGCGTGGCGCTGGTTCCATTGGAGCTACGTTGGCGCGCCCATTTGAATCTGGGGACGAGAATGCGCAACGCCGCGCCGCCATTGATACCAGTTTGTCCGAGATGGGGGCGGATACCAAGTCGCTAGGCTATGGCGGCGGAAAGCTGGCTGCCGAGGTGGCAGGAACTGCGGGCGTTGGCAACGTCATTGGCGCGCCGCTGCGGGCTGCCGGGGCAACGGGAACCGTAGTCAACCGTCTCGGCACCGCGCTGGCGACTGGCGGTGCATCCACAGGCGCCCCCGTAGCCCAGGGCATCGCTCCGGCTGCTGGGAACATGCTGCTTCGCATGGCTGGTGGTGCTGGATCTGGTGCAGCAACAGCCGGCCTGATTGACCCCAACACGGCCGGGACAGGCGCGGTGATTGGGGGGGTTCTCCCTCCTGCCACTGCTTTGGTTGGTAAGGTCGCGAATACGGCTGGCGCTCTGATTCGCCCGTTCACGTCAGGCGGTCAAGATCGCATTGCTGGCAACGTCCTGCGCGAACTCTCCACCGATCCCGCTGCTGCTCGTGCGGCACTTCAAGGGGCGGCTCCCGTGGTTCCTGGGTCGATGCCGACCGCTGCAACAGCAAGCGGGGATGCCGGGATTGCAGCACTGAGCCGGACCATGCAGAACGCCAGCACAGACTATGCATCGTCGCTGGCCGCTCGCCAAACGGCACAAAACCAAGCGCGTACCGCGGCACTTGAGGGTATTGCTGGCAATACCGGCAAGCTTGATATTGCCAAGCAGGCGAGAAATGCTGTTACCGGCCCCATGCGCGAGGAGGCGCTGAACGCGGCTGGGAAAGTGCCGGCTCAAGGCATCTTGCAGCGCATCGACGACTTGATCGCGGATCCCAACAATGCCGGACAGATATCCCAGCAAGCGCTTTCGCAGTTCAGGTCGCGGATCGCTGGCTTCTCGAAAGATGGCGCGATTGACGCGCGGGCGCTTTATGCGATTCGCAAGGATATCAATGATGTTCTGGGCGGGAAATTGCAAGGGGAGGCAGGCAATCTGCGGCACGCTTCGTCTCAACTCTCTGGAGTCAAAAGCTTCATTGACGATGCGATTGACCAGTCCTCCCGCTCGATGCCGTCGAATGCCATTGGTCCGACCACGAGAGGCGTGCCGAACTGGAAAGGCTATTTGCAGAAATACGCCGACGAGAGCATCCCAATCAACCAGATGGAAAAGCTCGAAGAAGTTCTGAAGAGCATCCAAACCGGGACCGTTGACTCTCAAGGCGGCGCGATTATTTCGTCCGCCAAGTTAAACAACATTCTGAAGAACCAGGGCGCCGAACTCGGGAAACAATTAAGTCCGGCCCAGCTTCAAGTGCTGAGGAACATCCAAGCGGACCTCAACGCAACGCAAATTGCCAACAATGTTGGGCGCTCTGTCGGCTCCAACACTGTCCAGAACTTTGCCCAGAACCAGTTACTGGAAACCGCTCTTGGCCGCACATTGGGGGGGTCCACGGCAGCAAGTTCGACGCTTGGCCGGCTGCTGCAAGTCCCGTACGGCACAGCCAACAAGCAGATACAGGAGAGGTTGGGGGGCGCGCTATTGAATCCGCAAGAAGCGGCGCGCCTGCTGGCTGAACCTCAGAGCAATACCCTGCTGCAGGCGCTGACACAGAACCAGATCCCGTACAAGGTCGCGCCGGCTATTTCCGCCCGGTGAGGCCCTTCCAGAACTCGAAGACAGCCACCGCCACGAGGATGGCGATGACTTTCCAGATCATGTAGTCCGTGAATTCCACGGGCGGATTTTAGGCCACCAGCCACCTTCGGGTGGCTTTTTGTTTTCAGGAGCCTGCATGGCGAATTTTCTAGCCCCATTGATCAACGAACAGCAGATGGACGCCAACGGCGATCCATTGGTAGGCGGCTTCATCGAGGTCTACCTGGCAGGCTCGTCCACGCCCGCGACGACCTACAGCGACAAAGCCGGTACGACTCCGAATACCTGGCCCATTGAGCTCAACACGCTCGGCGTCAACGAACAAGGCGCGGTCTGGCTCACTGGTGGCGCTCTGTACAAGTTCGTCATCAAGAATGCCTCTTTGGTGACTCAGCGCACCATCGACAACATCTCTGGCATCAACGACACCACGGTATCGATCGATCAATGGGTCGTCTACCAAGCGGCGCCTACCTACATCGGCGCGACCTCGTTCTCCGTGGCTGGCGATCAGA